TTTAATCTTTTTGGTTGAAATGTTAGATTGGTTTGTTCATCTGTATTTTGTGTGACACCAGTAAAACTTGAATCACTTGGACCAGTTTCTTCAGCAGGAGGCGTATCACTTGGAGTAAAAGCTGAAGCTACATCACTAAAAGTGAGTGGTTGTGTTTCACAAGCAGTAAATGTAACCACATGACCTTTTTGTGCTGATCCTAAGTCGTCTGGATACTGTAAAATACTTCCTCCAAATGGATTAGTATACAATGCACCAAGAGGTCCATTCACAGGACCTTCTGATGATGTGTAGATTTGTGTATCTCCAGCCGATATTCCCATTTATTTTCCTAATAAAAAAACATATACATACTATTTATGGCATATTCAGGCAGATTTATTCCTTCAAACCCATCAAAATACATGGGTGACCATACAAACATCATTTATCGCTCTTCTTGGGAATGTAGAGTGATGGATTGGCTTGACCGCAATGATAATATAGTATCATGGGGTTCAGAAGAAGTTATTGTGCCTTATAAGTCACCAGTTGATGGTAGATTTCATCGTTACTTTCCAGATTTCATCGTAAAAGTAAAGAAATCAGATGGTAAAACAAAAACAATGATTATAGAAGTGAAACCAAAAGCACAAACAATCGAACCTCAACCACAAAAACGAATCACTAAACAATATATCAATGAAGTTACCACTTGGGGTGTCAATCAAGCAAAATGGAAAGCTGCAACCGAATACTGTTTAGATAGAGGTTGGGAGTTTATGTTGATGACGGAAGACCATCTTGGGCTGTAACTAAATATTAGATGGCATCTAAACTCACTACATTAACACAACAAAAGACCGCAGCTCAGTTACAATCTATGACACAGGAATCATATAAATGGTTGCTGAAAAAGATTGCTGAGTTGCGTAATCCTTCGTCTATACCTGCCGGAATAAAAAGAGAAAACTGGCGAAACGCCAATCGCTTGGTTTTAGGTGGTTTATATTGTTATTATTATGATCCAAAAACAAAAGATGATTTGCCATATTATGACAGATTCCCACTTGTTTTAATATTGGAAAGATACAATGATGGTTTTCTTGGTTTAAATCTACACTATCTTCCGGTAAAATACCGAATTGCGTTTTTGGATAAATTGATGGGATACGCATCCTATAACGATGAAGATGAAGTTAAACGTATGAGAGTCACCTACGACATTTTGAACGCCTCCAGACGATTCCGTGAGTTTAAACCATGTATAAAACGATACTTGACTACGCATATCAAGTCTAGAATACTTACCATCCAGCCTGGAGAATGGGATGTTGCGGTAATGTTGCCAATGCATCAGTTTAAGGGTGCCAAGCCACAACAAGTATGGCAAGAATCAGTAAACGATATAAGGAATAGTTAAAAATGCCAGGTACCACAATTACCAATTTTATGTCTAGTTTTACAAAAGATTTAGCAAGACCAAATCGATTTGATGTATATATTCCAACACCTAAAGGCTCTGACGATAACCCATTCAATAAAGGTATTATTGATATGAGGCTTTTGGCATTTAGATGTGAATCAGCTCAATTGCCAGGTAAACACTTATCTACTGTTGAACAAAAAACATACGGACCATTTGAGAAGTTTCCTTTTCATGCTTCTTATGGTGATGTAGATTTAACTTTCATTGTTGATGGTGATATGGTTGAAAAAGTTTTCTTTGACTATTGGATGGATTACATCAACTCAATTGGTAACTATGACACAGCATACAAATCTGATTATCGCTCAAATATTACAATCAATCAATATGATGTAACAAATACAAATACATATTCTGTAACATTGGTTGATGCATTTCCAATCAACGTAAATCAATTAGATTTGGATTGGTCGTCTGACGGTCACCATAAATTGACTGTAACTTTTGCATATACATATTGGTATAACCCAGCATTACAAAGTTCGGATAATCCATCCAACTTTACTGGTACTGTACTTAATGAGAATGATCCAACAACCGTCATTAATACAGAAAATAATGCTGAATCATCAGGAGAAAATCCTGATCCTAGTTCTGGTGATGAAGAATCTGGAACTTAATTATTTTAATAGGAGAATAAATTATGGCTTTGCCTAAACTTGATGTGCCAACATATGAACTGACTTTACCACTTTCAAACAAGAAAGTGAAATATAGACCATTTACCGTCAAAGAACAAAGAAATCTTTTGATGGCTATGGAAGCAAACGATTCAGAAACAATTCAACAATCAATTGGTGATATTCTAAACAATTGTAATCTAACAGAAGGTATTGAAATCGATAAGTTACCAATTATCGATGTTGAATATTACTTCATTAATTTACGTGCTAAATCTGTTGGTGAAGTGGTTGATGCAAGATATCGTTGCAATAATGAAGTTGATGGTAAAAATTGTAACAACATTATGGAAACTCAAGTTGATTTAACTAAAATTAATGTTGAAAGACCAAATGATATTAGTAATGAAATTCAATTGACTGATAAATTTGTAATCAAATTAAAATATCCAGAATTTTCATCTGTTAAGTCAGCAATAAAGTTTGAAGATGTTAATACATTGACGTTTAATGTCATTGCTCAGTCTGTTGAGTATATCTATGATGGTGAACAATTCTATTATGCAAATGAAGTACCACAAAAAGAAATGGTTGAGTTTATTGAAAATTTAAGCCAAGACCAATTTGCAAAGATTGAAGTATTCTTTGAGAATCTGCCTAAGATTAGACAGAAGATTGATTTGAAATGTAAGAAATGCGGATTTGAACACCACTTAAATGTGGAGGGATTGGAGAATTTTTTCGGCTAGTGCTGCGTCACGACAACCTGAAAAATTATTACAAAACTAATTTTTCTTTGATGCAGCACCATAAGTACAGTTTGACTGAATTAGATAATATGTTACCTTGGGAGAGGGACATCTACGTTGCTATGTTGATTCAATATGTAGAAGAAGAAAATCAAAAAATACAAGAAAAACAACGTCAAAGAAAACGATAGATGGAATACAAAGACGCCAAGGATATTAGAAAAAAGTCCTTTAGTGAAATGCTTGCTGAAAAAATTATGGCAGGCGATGGCGTTGGTTCGTCAATTAAATCTTCCTTATCAGAAAAATCAAAAGCAAAAGCAGTAGGTATCAAAGAAAAATTTGATCCTATGAATATTGCAAAAGCGGTTGGTGGTGAAGGTGGTGCCGCTATATACGGTAAAATGGCAAGTAGAAGTGATGCTGATATGGAACACTTTACCGGTGTTAAACCTGCTCAATCAAAACAACCAAAATCTGAATTAGATGAAGATACTAACACATCTGAACCAGTTAAGATTCTTGGTGATATCTACAAGTTAATGAAAGAAGACCGAGAAGACTTGGTCAAAGATAGAGAATTAGCTAAAAGCAAAGTTGTAGATAATAGACGAGAAGAAGATGAATGGCACAAGCAACTCATTGATGTGTTGACTTTCAAACCAGATAAACCATCTATCGATAAATTACCTAAACCTAAACAAGATAAAACAAAAGAAGATAAGACTGGTTCATCTTCTAAAGGTTCTAAAGGTAAAAGTAAAGGCAAATCACCATCAAAAGCAGGCAAAGTTGCTGCAGCAGTTGGTGGTGGTTTGTTACTTGCAGGTGGTGCTGTTGCAGCTACTAAAGCATTTGGCGGTAGTTCTAAAAAATCTGAAAGTAGTTCTGGTGGTTCTTCTGCTGGTTCTAAAGCAGATAGTGAAGGAAAAACCGCAGAGAAATCATCTGGCGGTGGAGGTGGTGGTAGTAAAGGCGGTGGTCAAGCACCTAAGTCTGCTGCAGCCTTTATTGCAAAAGAAGAAGGTCTACCAAAAGGCAATAAAGCAATGTGGGACCCACCGGGTCAAAAGAATCTTGTGTCTGTTGGTTATGGCCATCAAATACAAGCAGACGAATACAAAGCCGGTGCAATCAAGGCAGGTAACGAATCAGTAAAGATATCTGGTGAAAAAGGTATTGATACTGTTATTACTCCGCCACAAGCACAAGACTTACTTCAACAAGATTTACCAAAATATGTTGATAGAGCAAAGAAACCATTAGGTGACTCATGGGAAAAATTAGGTGAGCCTCAAAAGGCTGCACTTACATCATATGCATACAATACTGGTTCAACTGCATCATTAGTTAAAGCCGGTCTTAAACAAACAATCGATAACGGTACAGTAAAAGACGGTGCATCTGTTATACGAGATAAAGGCGTTAAAACAGCTGGCGGTGTTATTAACAAAACATTGGCTGCAAGACGAGGTCGTGAAGCAGATTTATATGCATCTAAAGAAATGGGTGGTGGCGGTGCATCAGAATCAGATAATAAACCTTCTGCAAACAAATCACCTAAAGCAACAGGTGAAGCACCTAGTGTTTATGGTTCAAGTGCATCTGCAACAAAACAAG